GGGCAAGGGGACTGGAATCAGGGCAAGGGGACTGGAATCAGGGCAAGGGGACTGGAATCAGGGCAAGGGGACTGGAATCAGGGCAAGGGGACTGGAATCAGGGCAAGGGGACTGGAATCAGGGCAAGGGGACTGGAATCAGGGCAAGCCGCGGCTTGCAAAAAAAGCAAAAAAAAAGGCTAGCCTAGAAAAAGGCTAGCCTAGAAAAAGTAAGCTTTTTTCGTGTCAAGTAGTCAAGCTATTGACTACTTCTCTCGCAACTTTACCCCGTAGAATTCTATCGTCAATTTTCCCTAGAAAATCTCTCACTACTATATTCACCGAATTAATTGAGACGTACCCTACCGATTTTCCTTTTTTCCAGTCTGAAAAAGCTTTTTTCCCCCCCCCTTGCACTGATTTTCCCCATAGTTGCAATTCCTCGAAACTGAAAGTTTCCGATAGCTTTTTCAGGATATCGAAAGTGAAGTCTTTCATAGTCTCACTTACAATTACTACTTCGACGGTAGCTTTTTCGTCTTTTTTTGCTATTTCAGACTTTTTTTCGTCATCTACTTGCCTAGGCAACACGATACCACGCAAACAATTAGCGGAAAAACGGACGAAAAAAGCTATGACATAGGCGTTGTCAATATCGTTTGTGTCGATTAGACTAGGGAATTTTCCGCTCAAAACGTGTTCCAATACTTTTTCCATAGCGTCACTAACTGCTTGTTCTTGCGAAACCACGCATGGAAGTAGTGGGTGCAACTTTTTCATATTAGAATTCGAAGCTTTTTCGGAAAATATAGCCTCGAACTTTCGCCATATTACCCCGTTTTGACATCTCGCAAGTAGTTGTGGTAATACGATAGACGATAAGGCACCATATAACTTTTTCTGTTTTTCGGTAGCTTTTTCCGAATTCGGTAGCTTTTTTAGTGCCCTGAAAAGCTTGACAAGTAAGCTTTTCTGATTTTCTTTTTTCGTGGTTCCATATTCTGAAATACCGGAAAAAAAGCTTGACATAGCGTGAATTCCTTTTTCGTGGTTTCGAGGCATGCCGAAAAAAAGTATTCGGCATGACCATACTATCGGCACTATTGACACACGACAATAGTGACGCTTGCAATTTTCCGGATTTTCTTAGTAAAACTTTTTTATACCATGGGTTAGGCAAGGCTAAATTGAGACTTTAGTCTAGGCTAATATAGACGAAAAAAGCCTATCTTTTTTTTTCTACTTTTTTTGTAGAATATCGTTTCTAGTGCCTTGAAAATCGCCTATGATCGACTTTTTTTTATAGTGGGCATATGGTCAATCGTTGAAAAGATCGGCCTTTACAAACGATTTTCACTTTTTCGCGGTTGAATAATGGACAAAGTAGTCTTGATAAGGCGACGGTGTTTTTATATTAGTTGGCTAGACAATGATATCAGGCGCGCCCGCGCGGGGGGGTTAAGGCGTGACAAGGACACCCCCCTCAATGTACCACCCCCTCTATCCCGGTAACCCTATTGATATCTCTCCCCATCGTTATCGGGGTAATACTTTCTGGAGGTGATCATGATTCGCACGATGCTTAAGGCCACTCAATCAGAGCAAGTTGAAAAGTCAGTTAGTATGGACATGATTATTCCGGACCCGCTTCCTTCTGTCGCCGCCGCGGCTATTGCGGAATCTTTAATTTTAGCGCAAGCCGTGCTGGCGGAGCCAGCTTGCGTCGACAGCAAAAAGGAAGATGGTTGTGCAGCTACCTGAGGGAGTAACCGAGTCGGATTTTCTTGACGCCGTTTCCAAGGCGTGTGATCTGTTAGCAAAGACGTTTGCGTTTGGCTATTACGATTCGGACGATATCCGCCAAGAGGCGTTTGTATTTGCGGCAGAGGGTCTTTCCCGATACGACCCTACTCGTCCTCTTGCCAATTTCGTATACACTCACATTAAAAATCGTCTGATAAATTTTCGTCGTGATCGTTTTCATCGTAATGATCCTCCGTGTTTGTTATGTGGTCGTGGTGGTCGTCATGCTGATGGTGTTCAGTGTGACAAGTTTATTTCTTGGAAGAAGCGTAATTCTGCCAAGCAGTCGTTGATGCGTCCTATTGATTTGAGTGATCGCGAGGATGTTGATGCTGTTTGCGAGGATTTGACGGAAAATTTGTCTCGTGACGAGATCTTAAGTAAGATAGACATGGGTTTGCCTACTGAGCTTCGCGGTATTTATTTGCGGATGTTATCTGGTGAGGCGGTTCCGAAGTCTAAGAGGGACGCTGTTGCTGCGAAGATCAGGGAGATACTGTCATGAACGTCAAAAAGGGTCAAATGTCAACTGCGGAAAAAGCTTTCATCCGCATCAACGTGGAAAACATGACTCCTGAAGAAGTCGCCACGCGCATCAACAGATCCCCGAAGCAAGTCCGCACATATCTCATGGAACACTCTCTCGATCTTCCGAAGGAAGTGAAAGAGGAAGTCGAACTCTTAGAATCTCGTCACAAGCTTCGCAAGACGATGGCGTGGAAGCAGTTGAAGGATGAGTTAGCGGATGACGAGTTGGAGTATTTTGAGGAAAAGTATTCTCAGTACATGAGTCAGTTCAAGGAGGACGTATTGGTTACTGAGGAAACTCAGATTTTTCTTGTAATCAAGTTAGAAATCATGATGCACAGGAACTCTCGCGGCAAGAGGGGCGCGATGGTGGATGTGATTAGGCTAACGAAACTTCTAGACGCTTTTTCAAAGCGATTTGAAGACCCCGCAGAGATGACTGATGCTGACCGGGACTATGTGCTCCAGCTTGAGACTCAAATCCAGGCGTGTAAGGCGGCTGACGCCGCCAAGAGTACGGAATTCATCAAGTTAGAAGAGAAGCACCAGGGGCTTTTGAAGGACTTGAAGGCAACGAGAGATCAGCGTGTTAGCAGAATAGAGTCATCCAAGGAGACCTTCCTGGGTGTGGTGCGACGACTACAGGATGAGGACGAGCGGGAGTTCACGGGAAGGCACATGGAACTTCTTCGTGTCGCCGCGGACAGGGAATCAGACCGGCTCGGCTCAGTACATAAGTTTTACGATGACGCAGAAGACCTCCCCCTACTTAATTCTGACACCATTCTCGCAGCGTCGACATAAAGATTCGGGGAAACGCAGGGGGCGTCCCACCCGAACTATCCCGGTAGGCCTTATGGAGACACCCGTGCCAAAAGAAGAACCCAAGTTCACGGTGGTGAAGGATACGAGAGAGCAGCAGGGTTGGTCTTTCCCGATTGGAAAGTCTTGTGCTGGAACAGAAATTTCTACGCTTAAGACGGGGGATTATTCTTTGCGTGGAATGGAAACGATTTTGACGATAGAGCGGAAGGGTAGTGTGGATGAGTTTGCTGGCAATGTTACTCAGGCGCGTTTTGAGCGAGAGCTTGAGAGGATGCGAGAATTTCCGTTTTCGTTTCTTGTTCTAGAATTCACGATGGATGATCTGTTAAAATTTCCTTATGACGGAAGTATTCCTCGAACAAAGATTCCGTTCATACGGGTAAAGGGTCCCTTCTTGATGCGCAGGCTCATGGAGATCCAGGTGCAGTACCCGACCAAGGTAATACTTGCGGGCAGGCATGGCCAGGATATCGCGCATCATATTTTCAGGAGAGTCATAGATGTCAAGCGACAGCAAGAACCAGGACCAGAACCAGGACAGGATTAAGAGGCTGATTGAGAGGGCTTGGTTGCTGTCGGAAAAAGACCTTCAGTATGTAACTGCCCAGACGTCAATTGAGCAGTTGGAATCCCTAGTAGCTCTTCCTGTCGACGCTAAGCATCCGCTTAGAGCAATTAAAGGAAACATCACGCCCGAAAACTTACTACGGGTGATGAGGAATCCTGAATATTTTCCATTCACATGCAAGCTTCTTTTGGGCGTGGACATCATGCCTTTCCAGCATGTCATTCTGAGAGAGCTTTGGAATCGCCCCTTCCCCATGTTGATAGGTAGTCGAGGTCTTGGTAAGTGTGTATCTGGCCCCACACTGATCATGACTAATACTGGCATTCATAAAATCGAAAACTTTGCTATTGATGCGGAGCCTCACCAGAAAGTAGAGCATGTCGGACTAACTGTCCTTGGAGAAAATGGCCACAAGGATGTCGCCTACGCCTGGAAGAATGGTATGTCCAACAACATTGTCGTCAAAACCAGGGGTGGTTTTGAAATGGAAAACACCCCCAATCATCCTATTAGGGCGGTCGTTGGAGACAGGGTGGAGTGGGTCAATACTGAGAATCTTAAACTTGGTACTCGTGTCGTTATAGACAGATCTGAGACTTGGTTTACTGAGACGAATGACGTTTGTGAAGATATGGCGTATTTGTTTGGCATATTGGTGGGCGCCGGATCTTACACAACTCGCTCTTACATAAGTGTCAATACTCAGCAGATTGAAATAGCTAAAAAATTTGACGAACTATCTCTTATGTTTTGGGACAAGACTTGTTTTTCGAAGCAAAAGAAATACAGATACAAATTTCGCAGCAACGAGATATGGGACGAACTTTTTCAAAAATACGGTTTTGGTTCAGCGGCATCTAAAGAAAAAGATTTTCCGACGTCCATACTCCAGGCCCCCAAGGCTAGCTGTGCGGCATTTATTCGCGCTCTATTTGACGTTAGAGGCTCGGTGTGTGAAGATGGGTCGATTGAATACTATTCAAAATCTATGAAGCTGATGTCTACTCTTCAGTTTGTACTGACTCGTTTTGGCATTATCTCTCGTATCGCCCCATCTGTCAGATCTGTCTTACAGTACAAGCTAAGAATTATCGGTAGAAGCAGATCTATGTTTGCTGAAAATATTGGGTTTCAGGTCGAGAAAAAAAGACGGGCGCTGACCATTGCTCTTTCTAAGACCACCTCTAGCAATTTTGACAATATCCCCACAAAGCTTGTGGAAAAGGAGTTGTGTGAGCTGGGGCAAGGCTTTATCGCTAACTCCGGCCCAATAGGATATGAAATTCTTGGCGCCGCGTTGAAGGCGACGTCGAATAAGTCGAACTCGTTGCCCTGGCAAAAACTTAAGCGCATTTACGACGAGAACTACTACTACGACACCGTTGGATCCTTGGACTCATCATCCAGCGTAACATACGATCTGTATGTCCCAGAGGATCACTCGTTTGTAAGCAACGGATTCATCTCCCACAACTCATTTATCCTTGGCCTATATTCAATACTGAGGCTGACTTTTACGCAAGGCGCAAAGGTAGCCATCATTGGGGCCGCATTTCGACAGTCTAAGGTCATCTTCGAATACATGGAAAAGTTTTGGGCCGACGGAGTGCTTCTGCGCGATCTCTGTGGGACTGGCAAAGGTAGGGCGAATAGGGAGCAGGGGCCTCGTAGAGACATTGACCGATGTGAAATGATTATCGGTGACTCTACCGGGATAGCACTTCCCCTAGGCAACGGAGAGAAGATCAGAGGCCAGAGAGCGAATTACATCATCGTTGACGAATATGCTTGTCTTGGTGCTGGAACATTAGTCGAGACAGACAGGGGCCTTTTCCGGATTGAAGAAACGGAAGGCATGACTGATATTCGCCTAAACACTGGTGACGAAAGGGGTTACGAGTCCCCAGACATGTTTATCCGCACCCCACCTATCAAAGCATACAGGGTGACGACAGCCAGCGGCTTCTCCTTTGTCTGCTCAGGGATCCATCAGGCCCTAACAGAGAATGGATGGAAGTTGGGGCGCGACCTTTCTCCTGGTGACATATTGCCTATGCCATCAACCTATCGTTTTCCAGAGGCGGGGCCTATGGTAGACGAAGAGGAGAGTTTGGCTGAGATGGTTGGCCAGTCTGTCGACCTTGGTGGGGTGACACCTGCCGTCATTCTCACATCCTCTTTTCCTGTCGTCGCCTCCTATCTGGAATCCCTCCTTTCCCGCCCAGATTTTGGTAGCAGTTTGTCTGAGACTATGGCTAGAGAAACACAGATACTCTTGTTGAAGATGGGGCGCCATTCTTCGATACGTCAAAATGGTGACATTGGATGGGTCCTCCTTTTGGAGAAGGACGACAGGCCAAGTTCTCGGGTTGTTCTTTCCGTTGAAGAGCTTCCTGGCGTACATACTTTGTATGACTATCATCTTCCTGATGGGCATCGTTTCGTTGCGAATGGTTTCGTGCAGCATAATTCTGTGCCTGAGGATATCTATCAGAATGTCGTCCGAGGCTTTGCCTCGGTGAGTGCCGATCCTGCTGCTGGCGTTAGGCACCAAGCTAGAGTTCGTCTTCTCAAGAAGCTTGGACACTGGTCAGAAGAGGATGACAAAACAGAAGCTAGGGTTATGAGATCCAACCAAAATGTGATTTCCGGAACTGCCTATTATGCATTCAATCATTTCTATAAAACATGGAAGACATACAAGGCTTTCATTGAAAGCTGCGGCGACAGGAAAAAGTTGGAGGCGATTTTTGACGGTCCTGTTCCAGATGGTTTTGACTGGAAGGATTTTTCAATCATCAGGATGCCGGTCGACATGTTGCCAAAAGGCTTCATGGATGAGAAACAGATTTCGTCTGCTAAGGCGACTTTGTCTAGAAGCAACTACATGATTGAGTTTGGGGCTTCTTTTGCTACAGACTCGGAGGGTTTCTTTAAGCGAAGTCTGATTGAGGCCAGCGTAGCAAACCATAATGCGAACATTGTCCACGACAATGAGGTGGTGACCTTCGGGGTCAATCTCATTGGAGAAGATGTTCAGCACATCATAGCGGTTGACCCAGCGTCTGAACGCGATCATTTTTCTGTCGTCGTACTAGCACTCTATCCGTCTCATCGCAGATTAGTTTATTGCTGGACGACCAACAGAAAGGCGCACAAGGAAAGGCTTAAGAGGGGGACGATTAAGGAGCAGAACTTCTATGCGTTCTGTGCTCGCAAAATACGCGAACTTATGGCTAGTTTCCCCAATGTACAGCGTCTCTGTATCGACTCCCAGGGGGGAGGTGTGACTGTTGAAGAGGCTCTTCACGACACAGAGAAAATGAAAGAGGGAGAAAAGCCCTTATGGAGAATAGTCAACGGTAGCAAACCACAGGACTCAGACAGTAAGCCTGGTGAACACATTGTCGAAATGGTTAATTTCGTCGACATCAAGTGGATGGTTGAGGCCAATCATGGCTTACGCAAAGATCTCGAAGATAGGGTTCTTCTTTTCCCAGCATTTGACTCGGCTGCGCTCGGCCTAGCCTATGAAGAAGATAAGGTTGCTGGGCGTATCGTGCTTGAGGACGGAGAAGAGATCTCTCTTTTTGACACTCTTGAAGATGCCGTCATGGATATCGAAGAACTCAAGGATGAGTTGTCTAGTATCGTTCACACGTCTACTGCTAGTGGTCGTGATCGGTGGGATCTCCCATCTGTAAGATTGCCCGGATCAAGAGCGGGTAGACAAAGGAAGGACCGTTATTCGGCACTACTCATGGCCAATTCGGCAGCAAGAGAAATCCAAAGGACAGAACCGCCAAGAGAATACTTACCCGTAGGTGGCTTTGCCAACAATGTTAAGAACACTGGTGGCGACCTGTATATTGCTCCAGAGTGGTTTCTATCCGCAACTAGGGGCAATTATGGAGCGGCGATCGGTCGTGACGGTGTAGAACGAATAGATCCAAACACATACGGAACACAATCCAAATGAGTGAACACAAGCCACTTTTCGTCAGCGCTGACGAAAAAGAACAAGCATATCATGACGGCCAGGTGATCATACATAAGACCACTGGTGGTAACACTTTCCGTAATGTTTCACAACCAAATATTTCTGTTCGGGAAGGGTATGATCGCCGAGATTACGACTTCTTTCGTCCTGGAGAAGCTATCCCGACGAGAGACATTGATATCATTGGCGCGTGCATGCAGTCATACGATAGGATTGGGATTGTTCGAAACACCATCGACATGATGAGTGAGTTCGCCTGTCAGGGTATTGACCTGGTCCATCCAAACCCAAGAATCGAAAAGTTCTTCAAGGAGTGGTTCAACAAGATTAACGGTAAGGAGCGCACAGAACGCATTCTCAACATGTTATTCCGCGCGGCGAACGTGATCATCAAGCGTTCAACAGCCCGCATCTCTGACGGGGATGCTGCGGCGATCCAAAAAGGGCAAGCCGCAGACATGGTGGCTGACATTAGCAAGCCGCCAAAGCCAATGGAAATTCCTTGGGAATATACTATTTTTAACCCTCTTTCTATTGATGTGTATGGTGCAGAGCTTGCGCCTTTTATCGGCACCAAGCACTTTCGGTATGGTGTTCGTGTTTCGGAAGTGATTTCTAAAAAATTGAAGAAGCCTCAGGCATCTATAGAAACCGACATGTTGACCAGGGTTCCAAAAGAAGTGATGGATCTGGCCCGCAAGGGAGGCAAGCTGATTCCCCTCCCTGCAGAAAAGACCATCGCCCTGTATTACAAGCGAGACGATTGGCAAGTTTGGGCACGCCCCATGACTTACTCAATCCTCGAAGACTTAATCATGCTTCGCAAAATGAAGTTGGCAGACATCTCAGCCCTAGACGGGGCGGTCTCTCACATTCGCTTATGGAAGCTCGGTTCTCTTGAGCACAGGATTCTCCCGACGGAAGCAGCCATTGCTAGGCTTGCAGACATGCTGATGAACAACGTGGGGGGTGGTTCAATTGACCTGATCTGGGGGCCTGAGCTACAGCTCCAGGAAACATCTACAGATATTTCTAAGTTTCTGGGCGAGGAAAAGTATCGTCCTATTTTGAATAGTATTTTTGCTGGGTTGGGCATTCCTCCTGGGTTAACTGGTCTTCCTTCTCCCCAGGGATTTGGTAACAACTTTGTTTCTTTGTCGACGCTCATAGAGAGGTTGCAATACGGAAGAGATATCTTGGCTCGCTTCTGGGCGAACGAAATTCGCATCGTTCAGCAGGCAATGGGTTTTCGTCTGCCTGCCCAGGTTGTGTTCGACCAGAACACGCTGACTGACGAGGCGGCCCTACAGAGATTGCTGATTGATCTGTCTGACCGAGGACTGATCTCTGACGAAGCACTTCAGGAAAGATTCTCGCTTGTGCCAGAGATTGAGCGTGTTCGTGTTCGGAGGGAGAGTCGTATGCGGAAAGACGGCAATATGCCTTTTCGTCCAGGCCCATTCACGACCGACACCACTGAGTCTGTCAAAAAGATCTTTGCTCAAATGGGGCAAATGTCCCCTTCGGACTTTGGCATCGATCCCGCAACGTCTATCCCGAAGGAGCAATCCTCAAGCCCCCTTCCTGGTGCGCCGACAGAAGAAAAGCCAAAGGGACAGCCTGGACAGGGAAGGCCAGATGGTTCTGCGGACACTCAGCCCCGCAAGAGGCGCGAGATGAGGCCGTCTCAGGCAGAATACGCAGAAGCTTTTGTCTGGGCTGACTCAGCCCACAAGAAGATTTCTGAGCTTACTCATCCTGCCTATTTGAAATCTATAGGCAAAAAGAATTTGAGGGAAGCTTCTAGCGAAGAGATTGTCGCACTCGAAAGTTTTCGATTTGCTGTTCTTGCGCAATTTACGGTAGGCGAAGAGATCACTGAAGAAAGGGTGCGGGAGATATTGAGGTCGGACATTAAAACACCGCCTCCTCTCCAAGCATTACACAAAGAAACAGTTTCGAGATTTATCTCAAGGCAGGGGGCATCGCCATCTGCGGAAGAGCGGAGGCGTCTTGACGCTTCTGTTTATGCTGTTTATGCGACATTGTGAATAAAATGATCGTCTGCAGGCCCCCATCGGTGTAAAACCGTGGGGAGGCTTTTTTTTATGAGTATTGCCGTTTATTCAGCAGAGCGAGAGGCGGGTCTTGAAGACCTCATCAAGGCAAACGCTAGTATTGCCTTGCTTGCCGACGCTGGTATTGCTGAGCCATTCTCTATAAATGAGTCATCAAAAGCAAACTTGCTTGCGAAGGCAAGCAACAAGAATCAAATTGATCTTCACTACATACGATCAATAATGGTGACCGCCGGATGGAATCGTAATGACGATGTTTTTGACAATGTAGAAATGTGGGCTGCTAAGGCGACGCCAGAAGATAAGCCTTTTAATCTAGAGCATAATCAAGCGGATATCATTGGACACATTACTGGTAGTGTCGCCGTCAATGTTGACCTGTCTCCGATTCCAGAAGACATTTCTTTGGAAAAGTTGCCAAAACAATATCATATTGTCACTACCGCAGTTCTTTATAAGATCTGGGAAAATGCCGAGCTTCAGTCTCGTATGGACAAAATGATTTTGGAAATAGCACAAGGCAAATGGTTTGTGTCTATGGAAGCTTTATTCCATGGTTTTGACTATTCGCTCAAGAACGCAAATGGCACGCAGATCGTTGCTCGTAACGACAAGACTGCGTTTTTGACGAAGCACCTTCGAGCATATGGTGGAAATGGCACCTACGAAGGCGCACAGGTCGGTCGTATTCTACGACAGATCACCTTTTCTGGGAAAGGGCTGGTCCGTAAACCAGCCAACCCAGGCAGTGTAATTCTCGATGCCTACAAGGTTTCGGGGTATGAAGTTCCCAGAGAGGAGTGTTTCAATATGTCAGAAGACAGTAAAAACATTGAGTCTGAGGTTGTTCAAGCCAAAGAAAAGGCTGCCAAACTCGAAATCGAGCTGGCCGCTGCTTCTGAGGAATTGCTCAATCTTAAGGCTGAACGGCGCCAGGCCCGCTTGGTAGCATCGACTACTGAGGCACTGGGTTCTGATAGCGACGCGATTGCTAACGCGCTCATCCACCTGGATGACAATCAATTCGCTGTAGCATTAGCTGCTATCAACGACTATCTAAATGCCAAAATCGCGGCTTACAAAGCTGCTGAGTCACGCTCTCGCACGGTTGAGCAGGTCGATAACGACCTTAAGACTGTTGCAGAAGAACTCAAAAGTATTCTTCAGCAGGTTAAGGACTATGTGTCAAAAAGTCCTAAAGAAGAAAAAGAAGCCAAGGAAGAAGAATCCGAGGCTGGCGTCAAGAGCATTAAGAAAATGCCTCTTCCCAAGAAGCCGCTCCCTCCGGAAGCAGCTCAAATCGTGAGTGGTTCGGTATTAAATAACGTAATTCCCAACGAAGAGCCAGCTCTCGCTGCTTCTTCTGTGGATCAGAGTGTCAACAAGGTTGCAGCTCAGATCGCCGCTTTTTTTGGGGCGAGCGAAAATGAAGAGCTGGCAGCTGATTGAACGAGTGGCCTAAACCCTAAAGGAGACGACTGAGATGGCACTGAAACCCAATCGCCACATTCTTGAGTCAGACATTACTCTCGTGTGCAACGATGCTCACGAAACTGGTACTGTTCTGGTTTATAGCACATCCATGAGTGGTGTGGGCGTTTACAACCCAGGCATTGTTACTGTGGCAGCCAACTCGTCAGGAAAGATTCCTGCCGGAGTTAGCTTGTCTAACTTTGTCAACATCGACCAAACTCGCCAAAAAAGGAACTTTCAGCGCGATGAGCAAGTCATCGGCGAAAAGGCTCCTCTTGTTCGCAAGGGGTGGGTTGTTACAGACCGCATCGCTTCGGGCGTTTCTGCGTCTATCGACGCAGGCGTCACTGCTTATGTCGGAGCGAACGGGCTTTTGACCCCGACCGCTAGCACCAACCCCAAGATCGGTCAGTTCGCCGGCAAGGTGGACGCCGACGGCTTTGTGAAGGTTTATGTTAACCTTCCAGTAGTCTGATCAGCTAACCACCTAACAGGAGACCCTTAGAATGAAGAAGCCTAGCGAAGAAATGGTCGGCCTGCTCCGTCGTGCCGGCGACCATTCGTTTGAAACCGCCTGCGCAGCTCAACAGGAGCTGGCCAAAGCCCTTACCCTGCCATTGCGTCAGGGAATTTTGAAGGGAGACATCGTCTCGGGTATTTTCGAGACCGTCTATTTTGCTCCAGGTACAGCTGTTGAGTTTCCGCTCGACTTCTTGGCACCAGGCACAGAAAAAGACTTCATCGCCTACACCGTGCCTGCTCAGGGACGCATTCCTGAAAAGCATGTCAGCGGCGATTTCGTCATGGTGCCAACCTACGAAGTAGCTGACTCCATTGACTTTGCATTAAAGTATGCTCGCGATGCCCGTTGGGATATCGTTGGCCGCTGTATGCAAGTTTTGGAAGCTGGATTCGTTCGTAAGATGAACGACGATGGCTGGCGTACAATCATCAGCGCAGGCAAAAGCCGCAACCTGACTGTGTATGACGCAGCAGCAACCCCAGGACTCTTCACCAAGCGACTGATCGCTTTGATGAAGACCATCATGCGTCGCAATGCGGGCGGTAACAGCACGTCGGTTAACCGTGGCCATCTGACTGACCTTTACGTCAGCCCAGAAGCTATGGAAGACATGCGCAGCTGGGATCTCGCTCAGGTTGATGACTTCACTCGCCGAGAAATTTATGTTGCCGGCGAAGGTAACAATGAGTTTGGCCAGACGAAGATCTTCGGCGTTAACCTGCACGACATCGATGAACTCGGCGTTGGTCAGGACTATCAGTCGTACTTTATCGACACCCTTAGTGGCACCGTCGACTTCGGCAGCGCCAACGACGAAAAGTTGGAATTGGCCGTTGGTCTGGATCTCGAAAAGGACGACAGCTTCGTGATGCCTTGGCGTCAAGAAATTGAAGTCTTCGAAGACCCAACCTTCCACCGTCAGCGTCGCGCCGGCTTCTACGGCTTTGGCGAGTACGGCTTCTCGGTACTCGACAACCGTCGCGTACTGCTCGGCGCCCTGTAAGGTATCCCGACTCTATTGTTAATGGGGGGGTGGTCTTTCAGGGGCCACCCCCTCTTTTTTTAGGGAGTACAACATGCTTATGTTTTTGATTCTTGCGTTATCTATATGCCCATGCAAAGACAAGTGCGAATGTAAGCCATGCCTTTGCGAGAACTTTAAGGTGGTGGGCAGCACTATTGCTAATCCACCAGAACAAAAAAAGAAAAGGCAGCCTCCGCCCAAAATTTATTATCGACCTCGTCCAACTGCCTGCTTTACCTGAAGGTAGAGCGCTGAGTCGTGTCGGTCGACACGCCCTCTTGTTACGGTGTAAATTCCTGTGGAGGCAGCGCATGAACGCCTATCGTATCGTCACGCGCATTCAGGATCAGGACGACTTCACAGGCACTCCTGCTTCCGGTCAGGTCGTAGTATTTAACACTGCGTCAGGCAAGTTTGTCGCTTCCGATATCTTGCCTCTTTTGCCGACACAAGCTCGTTCATTGTCTGGACTTGTGGACGTTAACATTCCGTTTCCTTCTGGCACTAATTTCTTGGTCTATTCAGAACTAGAAAGAAAATGGGTCAACGACAGTATCGTTGATGGGGGCAACTGGTAATGGCAAATATTATTCGTATTAAGAGAAGGGCGTCGGGAGGTGCTGGCGCACCATCTTCTTTATATAATGCTGAACTAGCTTTCAATGAAGTAGACAAGATACTTTATTATGGGTTTGGTACTGGTGGAGCTGGTGGCACTTCTGGCTCCGTGATCCCGATTGGCGGAGAGGGAGCATTCTTAAGTCTGTCTGGCAATTCATCAGTAACAATTTCTAGACCCATGGTCTTTTCAGGAACGGTCAGTCTCGGCTCAAGCGCCACTGCTACCACAGGACTATATACTGACGATTCGACCAGGCTAGCCACTACCGCGTTTGTGAAGGCTCAGGGTTACTTAACTTCCAACCAGACAATCAATGTTTATGGTGATGCCACCGGGGCAGGAACAACTTCTATAACATTGACACTGGCTAACTCTGGAGTAACGGGTGGGACATACACAAAACTGACAGTCAACGCAAAAGGGCTAGTGACGTCTGCAACAACGCTTTCCTCATCCGACATCCCAACTCTTTCCTCATCAAAAATTTCAGACTTTGACTCATCGGTTCGTAATTCACGTCTTGATCAAATGGCTAGCCCTACATCTTCTGTCCCATTCAACAACCAGAAGATTACTGGCCTTTCTGATCCATCGTCCGCCCAGGACGCTGCGACAAAAGCATATGTTGATGCCAGCGCCCAAGGCCTGGATCCTAAACAGTCAGTTCGGGTAGCGACACAATCAGATATCAATCTTTCTTCGCCTGGGACTACGATTGATGGCATAACGATGGCGAGCGGAGATAGGGTTCTCGTCAAGAGCCAATCTGCTGGTGCGGATAATGGCATTTATGTTTTCAATGGTTCTGGCTCTGTAATGACCAGGTCGATCGATGCCAGTAGTGAAGCGAAATTAAATGGTGGAGCATTTTTCTTTATCGAAGAAGGCACGGATTCTAGCAACGGCTATGTTCTTCAAAAACCATCAGGATCCTATTCACTTGGCTCAACGACGCTTGTGTTCGTTCAATTCTCGGGGGCTGGCCAGATAACAGCAGGGAATGGCCTCACGAAAACGGCGAACACTATCAATGTTGTTGGGACATCAAATCGAATTACGGCAAACGCTGACTCCATCGACATCTCTTCTACCTATGTCGGCCAGACATCAATCACTACTCTTGGGAGTATAGCTACTGGCGTTTGGAACGGCAATCCAATTGAAGTTTCTTATGGTGGTACTGGCGTAACTACTTTAACTGGTTACGTTTATGGAAACGGCACGTCTGCGATGACTGCCTCATCGACAATCCCAGGATCAGCCATATCAGGAAATATATCTGGAACAGCCGGGAATGTTAGTGGTACTGTCGCGGTAGCTAATGGTGGCACCGGCGCGACTACGCTTACGGGAATATTAAAGGGTAATGGCACTTCTGCTTTCTCTATCGCCACTGCTGGTACGGACTATATGGACTCGTCCAGCGCAATTGACGGTGGCACATTCTGATGGCAAACACAATAAGGATAAAAAGGAATACGTCCTCTGGAGTTTCTCCTTCAGCAAATTCGCTTGTTACTGGCGAGTTAGCCATCAACACAGCAGACACTATACTTTTTACAAAAAATGAAGCTGGGGTGGTATCTAGGCTGCCTGCTTTTGACCCCAATGGTCAAAGCATTGTCGGCTCCGGATCTACCAATCGGGGTGTGTCCGTAAGCGCCCAGGCTAATGGAAACTTTGCCCTTTTGGGGGACGCTCAATCTAGGGCAGGCATGCTTAGATGTGTGACTAACGACGACACAGAAAGAGAGCTGTCACTAGACGGGATGACCGCAACCAATAGTAACACTTTTGTGTTGCCGAACTACGCGACGATGTTGTTTGAAGTTAATATTGTGGCAAGGCGCGCCGATGCGGTGGGAGGCAGCTCTGCCTTTTCTATTTCTGGATGTATCTCGAGAGACTCTGGGGCTTCTTCTACAAATATGGTAAACTTTAATCGTAACATCATAGGAAAAACAAACGTATCGTGGGACGTTAGGGCGCACGCAGATGTTATCAATGGTAGACTTGCTATTTTTGTAACAGGCGAGAATGGTAAGACTATACGTTGGGTTGCAACTATTAAGACTACGGAAGTAACCTGTTAAGGAGTTTTATCATGGCGGATATCGTTGCCTCAGTACCAGTAGTTAAGCCAGCGACCTCAGAAATGGTTTATGACATTTGGGTTGTCGAATCATTAGTTTTTAGTGGTGATGGAGTCAACCAAAAACTAGAGGCAGAGGCCTGGTTCAGAATTGCGGCTAGACTTCCCAATGGTGGGTGGGCCTTTGGTGACGAGCGAAGAAACTTTCACATCAAGGATGTTTGGTTATTGGCTGAAACAGATGCTTCTGTGGCGTCAACGATGAGCGCGGTCATTAGCAACCTTACTAGACTAGCTGTTGCTGCTGGGGTGCTCTGATGCCCAAGAGAATTGATCAGCTTGATAATAGAGTACCACTCAATGACGATTGGGTCGTATCTACCATTACTGATGGCGTAGCTGGTCGATCTAGGCTTTATCAGCTTGTGCGAAACGGGCTTGATCAGTCTGTAGATACTGGTGGAAATAGCCTACCCATAATTGCACCACAGCGCTCTGTTGGATCTATCGGTGGCCACATACTTTTAGTCCCAGGCAAGAAGGCCGGTGGCCCTGGTGGCGATTATCCTAATTATTGGGGGCGCGTTTATTTTGTTACTGGTGGCTCTTCTCCATCTGGCTCCGACGCCTTTTTTGCGTTTGACGCTGAGACAACAACCCTTGCTGCCGGAGAAATAGGTCAAGGTAAAACGCTCTTACTTCGTAGTGGCTCGAACACTTATTGTTGGGTTCACGTTGGTCAAAATATTGCTAATGCCGGCCCAACAGTCGTAATTGCTGGACCAATGCAGGTTGAGGGACTATTTGTAGTAGGAACAAACGACGTCGACGAAACAAAGAGGGGGATCTATTCTGAAGACTTTACCAGTTTTGACATTGTTAATGCTAGGCTTCTCTGGCCAAGAAAAATTACGTCCTTGGCTGGCTCTAATTCCGGCGCTCCAGATGTCGGTATAGAAAGAAAAGGCAGTGGGATATTAGGTATAACTAATGGTTCCTCTGGTGGTGGTTCTTTTTCCTCGCCATCCTCCACATTTTCCCTTTCTTCTACCACCAACAATCTTGCTGTCGGCCCCGCCTCCCATCTACGGATCAATCCTTCAGGATCCGTCGACCTTACTGGCTTGTCACCCACTGGTTCTGGACATATCGATGGTCGCCAGCTTTCTCTCTTTAATGTTGGTAGTGGCACCCTTACGCTGAAGCACCTTTCTGGACTTAGCTCTTCGGGAAATCGTCTCTACACCCAGATTGGTTCCGATCTTGCCGTTGCTCCAGGAAGATCGGCCCAGATGACTTACGATGCCACCTCGGGATATTTTCGAGTCTCTGGGGGCACTTCTGGTGTCGATAGCGCCTCCGGATCGAATGGTTCATTGCAATACTCCTCGTCTGGAGTTTTGGCCGGAGCCTCAGGTGTATCTACTAATGGGAGTGATCTGTTTGTCCAGGGGAAGTTCCTGTCTGGTTCGACGTATGGCCGTTGCGGATTGTATGTCCTTTCTAAGGTCACGCTTTCGGCAACAACCGAACCTCTAACCACAGACGGCCAGGCGCTAAACTCTGACAATCAAATTGTTCTTCCGAATAATTCAACGTATCTTTTCGACATCCTTATTAGTGCTCAGAGAGAGGACGTAGTTGGTGAACGCGCTGCTTTCAGGTTTGAAGGGGTGGCTTTCCGTAACACGGGGGCTGGCACTGTCGACATCCTGATTGGTGGAGTGAGCAAGACTACTGTTTCAAGATCTTCTGTGCCTTGGGATGTTGTGGTCGAGTCAGACGTAGTTCGCGGCGCCATGTCGGTGCGTGCGACCGGCGAGACAGGAAAAACCATCCGTTGGGTGGCAGCAGTAAAAACAGTAGAGGTGCAGAATGCCACTTAATTTTGACAAGAGTCCAGCCGGATCAGTAACGCTTAAGGCCCCAGCAACAGGGTCTGTGGTCTTCACCCTTCCCTCGGCGGACGGGACCAGTCGTCAACTGATGATTACTGACGCCTCTGGCGTCTTAAGTTTTACCACTCTTATTGCTGCAGATATCCCCACCCTGACAGCATCAAAGATTTCCGACTTTGACACCCAGGTACGCACCAGTCGACTGGATCAGATGGCGTCTCCTACCGGATCTGTGTCTCTTAACAGTCAGAAAATAACATCGCTGCTAGACCCAACCAGCGCACAAGACGCCGCCACCAAATCTTATGTGGACGCAATAGCTTCTGGGATTGACCCAAAAGCGTCGGTCAGAGTAGCAACCCAGTCCAATATCACAATCTCCAATCCTGGCACAGCGGTCATCGATGGTATTACTCTGACAAACGGAGACCGTGTCTTAGTCAGGAATCAAACGACGGTATCGCAGAACGGCATCTACATCTTTAACGGCTCAGGCTCGGCCCTGACCCGATCGACAGATGCTGACTCGACAACCGAGCTAAATGCGGGCGCTTTTGTTTTCGTCGAGGAGGGAACGGACGCTAATGCTGGCTTTGTGATGCAGAAGCCTGCAGGAACCTATGTATTAGGCACAAGCGATTTGGTTTGGGTTCAGTTCTCAGGCACGGGTCAAATCTTAGTAGGAACAGGCCTGAGCAAAGCGGGCAACACCATTTCCTTGTCGACGCCTGTATCTGGAGCGAATGGCGGTACTGGTTTAAGTTCTATTGGGACGGGATTCCTTAAGGGCGACGGCACTGTCCTCAGCTACGCGTCTCTTTCCTCTGGAGATATTCCCGACCTATCTTCCAGCTATGTGGCCGTGTCTGGATCAGTCACTATTAGCGGCACCAAGACCTTCTCATCCGCGCCTGTCTTTTCTACCCTCACCGGCTACCTCAAAGGCAACGGTGCCAGCACATTGAGTGCTTCGGCATCCATTCCAGTCGGAGATTTGTCGGGAACATTGCCCGTTGGCAATGGCGGTACGGGCGCCACCACTTTGACTTCTGCTGGCGTTCTTTTGGGCAATGGCACTTCTGCAATATCAGCAACATCGGCTGGCACAGCCCATCAGGTTTTGCGAATTGCTTCGGGCGGAGGAGCGCCAGCGTTTGGCGCAATCGACATCTCTCAGTCTTCTGCTGTGACTGGCACTCTTGCCGGAGCTAACGGTGGTACTGGTTTAAGTTCTATCGGAACAGGATTCCTTAAGGGGAATGGGACAATCCTGTCTTACGCGTCGTTAGCGTCAGGCGACATCCCCGACTTATCTTCAACCTATGTTGCCTTGTCTGGTGCTCAAACTGTATCTGGAGCGAAGACCTTTTCTGGTGGGATTCTGGTAACCACTATTACTGCTAGTGCAAATAACTATCTAGTATTTGGTTCGTCTGGAACACCAGTCCGCCAGATTGATACATATCTTACTCCTACCAATGGTCGACATACTGATGTTTTTGTATATAATACTACATCTAACGGAACTGCTACGGAACTGTTTGTCGACGGCTCAACCACTCGCATGACGTTGGTCGCCAGCGAGGTGTGGAGGTTTGAAGCCAACATTTTAGGAACTCAGACTGGTGGTGCGTCAGGAACGGTCGGGGACACTATCACTGTAAAATTAGTAGGATCTATTAAAAGATCTTCCGGCGGGACTACTTCAATGACAGGGGCTGTATCTCAAGACATTGAGACTAGAGACACAGGAGCAGCAGCGTGGACTGTCACGGCAGTAGCAGATGCCACAAATAACTCGCTAAAAATCACATGCACTGGCGAGGCAAGCAAAACTATCTTATGGCAAGCTAAGGTTTCCTTGATCCGTGCAGGAGCAACAGGCAATCAGTTCTAATCGAGGAAAGCTCTTAAATGGCTACTAAAATTATCGGTATCCAGGACAAGCAGGAGTCTGGTGCTGGCGACAACCTAACTATCAGTGCCGGATCTGGTAACACATCTGGCGCTGGTGGAAATATCACAATTACGCCTGGGGCGCAAGCGGTTACTGGTGGTCCGGGTAAGGTTGTTATTGACACATTGACAGTTGGTCGCGGCAATAGTGGAGTGGCGACCAATACTGCTGTGGGTGTGTCTGCGTTGAACGCAATCACAAGTGGCGGTGAAAATACTGCGATTGGAAACTCTGCTGGCGCTCTCGTTACCACTGCGCTCAGAAACACTTTGGTTGGTCATTTGGCTGGCCAAAAAGTCACATCATCTAGCAATACGTTGGTTGGGAGCAGTGCCGGATCAAACATGACGACTGGCGATTCTAATACGGGCGTCGGCAAAAGTGCATTGAATCAATGTTCAACTGGCTTTGGTCATACTGTCGTAGGAGCAGATGCAGGATCTAGTGTCAGCGCATCGAATAATAATACATTGATCGGATTTCAAGCTGCCACATCTCTACAGGACGGATCAAATAATGTTGTTGTGGGGCGCAGCGCTGGCGCTTTCACAGCAGCCTCAGTTAATGTAAATGCAATTGCTGATTGTGTTTTTCTTGGATATTTAACAAGAGCTTCAACTGTCAGCGACTCAAACAGCATTGTAATTGGAGCATCAGCTCAAGGCGAAGGCTCAAACACAACTGTTATTGGTAACACTAGCACGACTCAGACTCACCTGTATGGTTCTACGCAACTAATAGGCTCAGGTAGTGCGGCAACGATAATTCCTTTCCAGAGAACAACAAGTGGTGCCGGGAACGACATCACGATTAAGGCCACGAATGGGTTCACTAGCGGCGCCGGAGGTTCAATATCGCTACAGCCTGGGGCACAAGCTACTACTGGCGGTAATGGGAAAGTTAATTTTTTGCGTACAGGAGGCACTACCGCAATTTCAATATCTCCGAACTACAATACCAACAACGGAGGAGTTCTATGGTATAGGACTAGTGATGGAGCTGAAATTGCTAGAATTAATTGTTCAGATACTGCAAATGGTTCGCTGACTTTTGATTGCCCATTTTCTTTTTATTTTAACCAACAAGCTACATTTAATGGAACTTATGCTATTATATCAAATGGAATTATTACATTTGGAGTATCTTATAACGGCGCCATAAAAACAGCCGGACGAGGAACTATTGGAATTTATGAGCAGTATGATTGCAGCAATGGTGGATCGCTAGCATTTAAGGCTTCTACGCCAGCAGAAATTACCACATCACAAAATGACTATGTGCTAACCGGATCAGCATTCCAAAGACTAAACTGTACTGCTGCTAGTAATATCACTGGTGTTGCTCCACCTGGAGGATCTCATGTCGATGGCAGAATGATCACGATTCACAATGTCGGAACTGCCAGAATAACCCTAAAGCATGATTCGTCTTCATCTATTGCAGCCAATCGCTTTATAACTCCCACAGCCGGAGATATCGTTTTAGGGCCTAATAGAATTGTGCAGGCTATTTACGATGCGACTTCGACCAAGTGGCGTCTTCACGGCGAGACTTACCCATACATTTATCCTACTACGGATGGATCTAACAATCAGGTCTTAACCACCAACGGATCTGGAACGCTTTCTTGGTCAACCGTTTCCTCTGGTGGGTCTGGAACAGTCACAAGTGTCGGACTGTCTCTTCCTAACATTTTTTCTGTTTCTGGCTCACCAGTACAGTCTTCTGGCACCTTGACCGGAACCCTAGCGAATCAAAACGCAAATCTTGTATTTGCGGGTCCATCCGGCGGCGCAGCCACGACCCCGGCTTTCCGATCTCTGGTTGCTTCGGATCTACCCACGATCACGTCCTTGGGCACAGTCACATCAGGCACATGGAATGCGACAGCCATTGGAATCGCCTATGGCGGCACGGGCCAGACTACCGCTACAGCAGCTTTCAATGCTCTGTCTCCGATCACCACGCTCGGCGACATTGTCTATGGTAGTGGCACCAACGCCGCCACGCGACTGGCGGGCAACACCACTGCGACGAAGAACTTCCTCAGTCAAACTGGAACGGGCAGTGTCTCCGCCGCCCCCTCATGGTCTACAGTATCAAAGTCCGACGTCGGGCTAGGCAACGTCGAAAACACCGCCCTTTCCACATGGGCAGGCACCTCAAGCATTACGACCCTGGGGACAATTGCGACAGGAACGTGGTCTGCGACAAACATAGCCCTCAACAAAGGGGGAACTGCGGCAAGCCTGACGGCAGTCAACGGCGGAATCGTCTACTCGTCAGCATCTGCAATGGCCATCACAGCAGCCGGGACATCCAACCAAGTTCTCACATCAAACGGTGCTGCTGCTCCCACATGGGCGACCGTCAACACGCTTCCAGTGGTGTCTGTCTCCGATACAGCCCCCTCTGGCGTCAGCGCCGGATCGCTCTGGTGGGAAAGCAGCACTGGGACGCTCAAGGTCTACTACAACGACGGAACCAGTAGTCAGTGGGTCGACACTAGTCCCGCCTCCAGTAGCATCGGAGGCACACTCAGTGGAGTCCAGATTCAGGGGTATTCCGAAACAAAAACGTCCCCTACCATCAGCGCCGGGGCGCTGACACTCAATATCCAAAACGGCAATACATTTACAGTCAGCCTTAACGCCAACATCACTTCGTTGTCGATCACGAATGTGCCTACCGGCACCAACGCAGTTTCCTTTACGCTTATCTTGACTGCCGATGGCACAGCCAGAACTATCACCTGGCCAGCGTCAGTAAAATGGCCAGGGGCTGTGGCTCCGACTTTGACTAGCACCCTCAATAAGATTGACGTATACACATTCTTGAGTGTCGACAACGGCACAACGTGGTTAGGTATGCAATCAGGGAAGAACTTCTGATGCTAGCGTCCAGAACCATCATGGCTGCGGGAGACACCTTCAATACCGTTGGGGGTGTAACTACGACGGCTTCGCCGACAACGACGGCTTCGCCGACAACGACGGCTGCGCCGACCACCACGACGGCTTCGCCGACAACGACGGCTTCGCCGACAACGACGGCTGCGCCGACCACCACGACGGCTTCGCCGACAACTACAACGTCCATGTATGGCAGTTCGACAACGACGGCTTCGCCGACAACGACGGCTGCGCCGACCACCACGACGGCTTCGCCGACAACTACAACGTCCATGTATGGCAGTTCGACAACGACGGCTTCGCCGACAACTACAACGTCCATGTATGGCAGTTCGACAACGACGGCTTCGCCGACAACTACAACGTCCATGTATGGCAGTTCGACAACGACGGCTTCGCCGACAACTACAACGTCCATGTATGGCAGTTCGACAACGACGGCTTCGCCGACAACTACAACGTCCATGTATGGCAGTTCGACAACGACGGCTTCGCCGACAACTACAACGTCCA